TTGCTGGCTGTAGGCTGTCCGCTTTTTTGCAGCGCCTGCCATGCAGCTTTTAAACTATCTACATTAACTCGCTGGTAAACTTTAGCACCTTTAACCGGTATATCTATAGTTTTATATTTGATAGATACACTATCTTTAATGGTGGTGATCTCTTTAGGTTTGATGATTTTGCAACCTCCTAGCAACAAACTTAGCATCGCTAAAATGATGATCATTTTAACTGGTGTTTTTAGCTTATCATCTGGCGGCATAAGGTTTAATAAAGAATCTAAAGCAGCGCCAGCAAATAAAACCCAAAAAGCCAGCTTTGGATCACCTTGTATAAATGCAGCCATAGAAATAGTACCCAAAAAAGACTTAAGCGTTAAGCTTATCGTTTTAATGGTTTTGCTATTCTCTTTGAAGTAGTTGCCTAACATTAGTTTATAGTGATATAAATTTTCTCTTTTTTCTCTGCAGCTTTCATTTTAGCCATTAAGCTGGTAAAAGCCTTACGGCTGGTGCTAACAAAATCTTTGCTGTGGCTTTCGCCTGGTAAAATGCACCCCTCTGTATTTTCTGCAGTGTTACCCGGGTGGATGCGAACACCTGCATAGCCTGGCACTTCTAACAACAATGGTAAATAGGTTTTAAAGCGGTTACTAAAATTGATCACTACCTGGTACCTACCAGTAGGAATAGCAGTTTTACTAAACACCTTAAGCTTTTTAATTAAGCTTAAATCATCGGTGCTTTTTAACCCTCTGTCTTTGTCTTCTAAAGTAAAGCATTGTGGCTGGCCATCTACTGATAGCCTGCCTATGCTACTCAACTCACTTTTAACAAACCTATTAACTACTAATTCCATTTACTCGCCTGTTGCTGTATTTCTTTGTTTAAAAGCTTCATCTGCAGCAGCTGCTTGCGCATCTAGTGCCAATTGCTTTAACTCGGCAATTCTTTTATTTGCGGCAGCCTTAACAGTTGCTCTGGTATCAAGACCTAAAAGGTTTTCTACCGCCTCTTGGCTTTCGCCCTTTTCAATTAAAAGAATGAGATCCTTTGCTGCCATTGGCTTTTCATCAGTAGTAACCGCTGCTTCTTCGCCACGTTCAAAAACCTCTACGGTTTTATCATCTTGTGTGGCGGCGTGGTTTACTGCATCGCCTTTGTGAATAAAGGTTGTGCCGTCTGTGGTTACAAAAACCTTATCCAAATGCTTGTTAAAGTCTAATGCCTCTGTGGCTGCTTTCTTTAAATCTTTTGCCATTTTGTTTGGTTTTAAGTCTTGCCGTGGCAGCACTACAATCAAGAGCGCTGCACACCTGGCCTTTCCGACTTATATTTTAATTGATTTAATTGATTAAGCTACTGCGTTACCAATGATGGCACCGATATACTTATTTCTTATTGGCATAGCTAAAAAGCGCTTTTGGAAACCAATAATATCACCTCTTGCACCTGGGTCTTTAAGGGTTGCAAACATGTCATAAGTACCGTCAGCCCTCATCACCTCATACTTAGAGTAGAATAAAGAAGATTTTAAATCACTACCAGCACCCGCAGCTCCAAAAGCCTTTTTAGCTTTAGTGGTACCATCATATACTGGCGTTACTGTAGTAACAAATACTTTAAAGCCATATAAAGTATTAGAGCCATTTTGACCAAAAACCATATTAAACAGCTTGTAATCTTCGTCTTGAATGAGTTGCTTGTGCGCTGGCGATAAAACCAAAATCCTACCCTCTTGCGGTACTTCTAACTCATCATAAGCCTTTTGTGCAGCAATAATAGATTTGATCATACTTGTAGTAATTTCTATTACTGGTGTAAATGCACCATTAGCAGATGGACCATAAGCATGTGCAGCTTTTTGTAAGTTCTTTTTAAAAATAGCATTACGATGCTGTGAAACTACACTCACCATTTTTGCGTAGGCTAATTGTACTGCAGTTGCATTTCTAATAACCGTACTGGTAGAATCATAGTAATCTAAAGGCAAGGCAATAGGCACATCTGTACGCTCTGCAAAGGCAATAGGGTAACTAGTGTTATTTACCAAAACAACTGGATCTACACCTGCATCTGCTAGGTTAATGGTGTTATTATCTACAAAGGCACTCATGTCTGTGCTTTCTATTAGCCAAGAGCCGTCTGGATAAAAGTTTTCCATTAAAACGCCAATCCAAATTTCTTTTAGCAAACCTGCATTTGCAACCCCTCTACTAAACAAGCGTACGCCAGTATAAAATTGGTTAAAAACTGCTAAGGCAATCATTAACAGGTTAGGTGCTATTGCACCAATCAACAGCTCAAAGCCGAAGAAAAAAGCAACCACCATACCTACCAAGGCATTGAATAATACGGCTGCTAAATTGTGTCTTAATTCTTTTTTCATTTGTTCTATGGGATAAATCTATTTTTTACTATTTAATTGATGTTTAAATGCTATTTAAGCGGTTGCGCCATTTGCTTTTAACGAAACCGTGTAAGCGTTAAAAAGAGTTTGAAACTTCTCTGGGTCGGCAATTTCCATTGCAGATAAGCCTAAGCCATCTTCTTTAAACCATTTTTCAAAAGTCCATTCCTCACGGCCTGCTACTTCTTTTGCTGCTGCAGCTGCTGCGCCTGGTACTGCCGTTAAAACAACCGGAGTAACAGCATCTAAAATAGATTTGCACATGCTGGTATTTTCAATATATAGCTTGATAAAGTCTGCTCTCTTATCGGCTGTAATTACCTTTAAAGCTATTTTACCATCTACATAAGTTTCGCTTTCTGTTTTAAGCAATTCGGCAGCTGCCGCCTTATTGGCTTCATTGGTGGCTGTTAACACTTGTACAGATAGGTTTAAACCTGCAATGTGCTTAGCTACTTTTTCAATTTCTAACACGCCATCTTCGTCTGTTGCATCAGCGCTTAGTTTAATAGTTAGACCTGTTTGCACAGCTAAGGCAAGCAAAGCCAATTTAAATTTCTCGTTCATTTTGAATGGTTTTTTATGATCACTTTTAGTGTCTTGGATGGATAGGCAATAAGTTTTAGCCTCTTCGATGGAAAGCGCCACGCCTTTAGTATTGTATAATACCAATGCGCTACGGTTAGCAGGTACAGGCGTTAAAGAGATTTCTAATAGATCACTCTTTGTAATTACACCATCCTTTACAGATAAAGGTATAATACCAATGCTTGCACCTTTTAAAATATCCTGCTCTACTTTTGATGACATATTAATAGCCTCTGGGTCTATTTCATCAAAAACAGGTATTGCCGTCATATTTTCACCTACTATAGATAAGTCAGCCCAAAGGCCCATCATCTTGTCGTAATTGTGATTTAGCAACATTACCGGGTTTAATAAAAAGTTCTGGGTTTGTATGCCAGCTGTAGCAACTGCAAAACCGTAAACATTCTTACTAGGATCAGATACCTTAAAAACCTTTGTGCTTTTCTTCATCTTTTGGCTTTTGCCTTTTATAAAGCTCAAAAGTGGGCGGTTTTTTTACGCTTACAAAACGGCTTTTGTATAGATTAGCGCCATGTTGTCATACTTATACGCCTTTTGTCAGTTCCTTACAAAAGGCATTAAAAAAGGGCGACCAAATGCCACACTTTTGTGTGGTAATAGCATTATATACATGGCCAAAGAGAAATTAAGCAACGACAGAAAGCGAGAGATAGCCCTCGACCTTTATCTCAATACCGATAAATCCCAAAAAGAGATTTGCGAGATCATCGGCTGGACCGAAAAAACATTTACATCTAATAAAGATAAAGGCGACTGGGAACTGCTTAAAGGTGCCAGCACCATTACCGCTCAAAATATAATAGGTAAACTTTATTTAAAACTAGAGGCTATTGTAAATGATAACAAGCTAGATGCCGATGCTTTAAGCAAGGTAGCTAAGGCTATAGAAATGCTATCTAATAAAAAGGTAACATTAAGCCAGCATATTAATTGCGCAAAAGAGTTTACCACCTGGGCGTTTGGCATTAAGCCAGAGCTGGCAAAAGAAATAAACAAACTGCAAAGCATGTTTATTACAGAAAGGGCCAGCCATGCCTAAGTTTTTACAAAGAATTTTTGAGCTTTACCGTGGCGTACATCTTTATAATAGCGACTTATTTACAACCATACTACACGCCCGCCCGGTGGGTGCATTAAGTGGGTTGCCCTCAAAATCTTTATATATTAAAGGCACTACGCCATTTAAGAAATTTAAACGCAGGAGGGTTAAATAAATGGCAACCATTAGCAGAGAGCAATACAATAGCTGGAAATCCTTTTGCGAGCAGGTGCAGGCATCTACTACGGTTAATATTTTTGAAACTAAAGCAGAGCAAGAAACTCGCATAAAAAGAGCGGTAAAAGATTATAACTACTTTGTTAAAACCTATTTCCCCATTTATGCAGATGCCGACTGTGCCGATTTTCACATCAAAGCAGCCAATAAAATTGTACACGGCAAACGTGAGGTAGATGACCCTAACCTTATAGCTGTTTTAGAATGGCCACGGGAACATGCAAAATCTGTACATGCAGATATTTTAATACCCATGTGGATGTTAGCTAATAGTAAGCTTAACGGCATGATCCTTATGGGTAAAAATGAGGATGATGCCTGTGTGCTTTTGGGCGATATACAGGCACAGCTACAAAATAACCAGCTTTTTATTAACGATTTTGGCGCACAGTTTAACTTTGGCGACTGTCAAGATTGTGATTTTACCACTAAAGGTGGTGTAAGGTTTGCCGCTTTCGGGCGTGATCAATCGCCACGTGGTGCCCGTAAGGGAGAAAAACGCCCTAACTATGCCGTTTGTGATGATATTGATGATGACCAGATCGTTAACAATCAAAAAAGAGTAAGGCAAATAGTAGAACGCATTTTAGGCGCTTTGTTTTTTGCCCTGGAAACTAAAAAAGGAGGTACACTGGTGATAGCCGGCAACCGCATCCACGCTCAATCAATTTTGGCGCACATTGTAGGTGATACCAAACCCGGCGCACCTAAGCGTGAGGGCATCTACCATAGTAAAGTGTTTGCCATAGATCCCCAGACCGGCAAGCCAGCGTGGCACCAGCGTTACACCTTTGGCCAAATCATGAATAAGATTAAAAAGGTAGGCAACGCCATTGGTCGTAAAGAGTTTTTTCACGAAAACCATGTAGAGGGGTCTATTTTTAAAGACAGCCATTTTAATTGGATTAAAACACGCGACTTACACAAGTACCAAATCATGGTAGGCTACTTTGATCCATCCTTTGAAAACAATGCTAAATCAGATTTTAAAGCGGTAAGGGTTTGGGGTGGCTTAGCTACACCAAGTGGCGATTGGCAGCGCCATTGCCTAAAGTCTTTTGTACGCCGTACCGAGTTAACAAACGCCTTTGAGTTTATGAGCGATGTTAACGATAAGCTACCTATTGGCGTAGGTGTTTTGTGGTACGTAGAAAAACAGTTTTTTAACCGCCCTATTCAGGATGCTTTAAAAGCGCACAACGTTAAAAGAGCCAAACAAGGCAAACCAGCTTTGGTAGTTATTACTGATAATACCAGCAAAGAAAATAAGTACATCCGTATGGTGAAGATGGAACCATCATATACAAATGGCGAAATTTATTATAACCTAGACGAAATCCACAATCCAGACATGGTAGAGGGCAACAACCAGCTAAAAGGTATAGAGCCTGGCTACAACTCGCCAGATGATAGCCCAGATGCAGACCAAGGCGCATGGAATATTTTAGATAAACATAAACCAAATAACAATTGGCGGCCAATTATAGCCACCCCTAAAAAATCAACATGGTAGAAATAATTTATGGAATTTTAGCTAGTATATTTTCTGGCGGCTTACTGGTTTTAATTTACAAAACCATTTTTAGAACCAAGACAGAGGGCGATAGCGCCATTATTATGCTGGTGAAGCAACTGCAGGAAAACGTTAACTCTAATAACTTACAAATAAAGTCTTTAGAAACAGAGCTACACCTGTGGCGCAATAAGTATTACACAGAGCTAGAAGAGAAAAACAAGCTTTTAGAAGAGATCAGAAAGTTAAGATCTGCACTGCAAAAATATAACGAGATAGAAGCTTCTAAAATAACTAAAAACTAAACTATGCCATTTTTAATAGAGGATGATTATAGCGTACAAATACGCACCGAAGTAAAAAGCATTATAGCGGTAAGCCCCGCAAGTCAGTTACTGGCAGAGCAAATGGCCGAAGAAGAAATGACAGGCTACCTACGCCCACGTGGTTATGATGTGCCTGCTATTTTTACAGCTGCAGGTGCTTTACGTAATCCGCTTATCATTATGTATATGATAGATATTGTATTGTACCATTTGTACAGCAACATCGCCACAAGGGCAATGCCTAAAACACGTGAGGATAGATACACCGCAGCCATAAGCTGGCTAGATAAGGTAAGAGATGGGAAACTAGACCCCGACTTGCCACGTGTAGCAGATCCCGAAGATGCCACACCTAATATTAAACTAGGCTCTAATCCTAAATACGCTAAACGCTATTAAATCATGGCTAAAAGAAATACTCCGGTTATCCATACCGAAACCATTAATTTAAAAATGGACGCTAAAAATAGATCATTGTTAAAGACAGATCCTGCACAGGTGCTGGTGAACATGATAAAGCAGCAGCGTAGCCTTTACAGTAAAAACATAGGCGACTGGTTAGCAGCTAGGCAAGCGGCGCAAAACGTAGATTTCCCACAGCGTAACCGCCTGTATGATATTTATGAGGATTTAATACTGGATGAAACCGTACACGGCCACATTTACAATCACCGTATTTTACCAGTTAAAAACCGTGGCTTTAAAATAGTGGATAAAGACGGTAAAAAGGATGATGATAAAACCAAGCTATTGCAAAAGCGCTGGTTTGATTATTTTATTCAGTATGCTTTAGAAAGCAAGTTCTTTGGTTTCTCGCTGTGCTACTTTGAAGAAATGATTTTAAAGGATGGCATTAACCAGGTGCATGAGCTTTGCCTTATTCCACGTAAACACGTACTGCAGGAAAAAGGCTTTGTCTTAGTTTGGGAAAACGATTTTAAAGGGCAAAACTTTTACGAAGAGCCAATAAGCCACTATGTATTGCCAATAGGTAAAACAGATGATTTGGGCTTGCTTAATAAAGCAGTGCCTTTGTGGATCATGAAAAAACACGCCTGGCAAAACTGGGATGAGTTTGCCGAAATCTTCGGTATTCCGATCCGTATTGTTAAAACCGCAAGTGATGATCCCAGAGTAAGAGCAGAGATAGAAGCC